CAAGACGATACCAAGGGCGCCGAAGCTAAAACACAGTTGATGAAATATAACTCTGATGTCAACCGGGCACCGTTCGCACGGTCACGGGGGTTTAAGGATGAGATTATCTCCGGTTTGGGATGGCTCGAGCTGGGAGTACGCGGAGACGAAGAAGATGAACCAACCTATTACCGATACGAAGATTGGCGGAACATGTGGTACGACCCGCTTTCGGTTGAGATGGACTTGTCTGACGCTCGGTTTGAGATCAGGTCCAAGATAGTTGATCTTGATATATCGATAGCAATGTATCCCGAACATGCAGCGGCACTCAAGGCCGCGGCCATGACTGCAAAGACGTACACCGATTATACGGAAGTGGGTATAGATGAAAGTGAAATAACGATTGAAAATGAAGGCGGAGACGGCGACAACGATGATGCTACTTACCACACATCAAAACGATCCCGTATCCGGCTCGTAGAGTGCTGGTATAAAATCCCGGCCAAGAAAACGATGATCCGGGGCGGAAAAGACCTCGGAACGCTCAACAATACCCCGTATGACGCTGAGAACGGTCCCATGGCAGACATGGTGGAAAAGGAATATGCGTCTACTTACGATGCGCTGCTTATGACTGTCAGGTGCATGATGTGGGCGGAAGGGATGCCTTATCCTTTGCAGGATGCGGAATCTCCCTACAACCATAACCGGTTCCCCTTTGTTCCCTTGTGGGCATATCGGAAGAAACGCACAAATGAACCGTATGGAGCTGTGCGCAATCTCATTAGTCTCCAGGACGATCTCAACAAGCGCAGATCAAGGGCGCTGCATCTCCTGTCAAGCGAGAGGATTATTGCTGATAATGACGCTACGGATGATTGGGATAATTTCTACGACGAAGCTCACCGGCCCGATGGCATTATCAGGAAGAAGCGAGGGTCGAGCGTCATCTTTGATGAACACGTTGGACTTGCAAAAGAACACGTTATGCTCATGGAGCAAGACGCTGCTGCTATTCAGAAGGTTGGTGGTGTTACCGACGAGAACATGGGGCGAGAGACCAATGCAACATCAGGGAGAGCGATACAGGCACGGCAGGACCAAGGCCATGTAATAGGAGCGGAGGTATTCGACAATCACCGATTTGGCGTGCAGATGGCCGGAGAGATTGAGTTGTCGTTGATCGAACAGTTTATGCCTGATGAAAAGACGTTCCGTATAACCGGGGACAGAGGGCAGCAGGAGTTTATGACAGTCAATGCCCCTGACAAGGATGGGAACATAAACGACATAACGGCGCGTAAGGCCGACTTTGTGGTTGATACGCAGGCCTACAATGCCACCTTGAGACAGGCAATGGTGGAATCTGTGCTTGATTTGGCCGGCAAACTCCCGCCAGAGGTAGTTTTTAACCTCTTGGATTTGATTGTAGAGCTTCATGACATACCGGAAAGCCTCAGCAAAGAGATGGTACAGCGTATCAGGGGCATGAATGGACAGGAAGACCCGAACGCAGACCCGAATGATCCAGAGAACCAAGCCAGGCTAAAGGCACAGCAGGAAGAGGAAGACAAGAAGAAGAGGATCGCAGACGCAGCACAGGAACTTCTGCTCGAGAAAGAAGAGGCCATCATCGATAAGACCGAAGCCGAAGCTCAGAAAACAATAGCGCAGATTGATCAGGTCAGGGCAGAGACGGCCAAGACCGAGGGAGAGATTGGAGATAGTAAAGACAAGATCCAGATAGAGAAGGCGAAGACCCTGAACCAGATCGAGGTTGGGGAGAGGCAGACAATGAAAACAGAGAAAACACCGAAGGGAGGAAAATAAGAATGGCATACACTGATGAGGAACTGGCAGGACTGAGCGAAGAAGAGATTGCTGCGCTCGAAGAACCAGGAGAGGGCGAAGTGAAGACCGAAGGGGAGATCGCCGCAGAAGCGGAAGTGGTGGCCGAGGCAGCAAGGGTCGCAGAAGCGGCAAAGGCCGCTGCGGACGAAGGAAAGACGGCGGAAGAGATCGCAGCGGAAGCGGCAACCGCAGAAGCAGCAAGAGTCGCGGAAGAAGCCGAGACGGCAGCAGAGGCGGCCAAGTCCGAGGACGAAGAGGAGGTAATCGACGTTTCCACGACTGTTAAGGCAGTTCCCCTGGTAGACCAAGAGACGGCACAAGCCCGGATTGTTGAGATAACCGAAGAGGTCAAGGCGGTACATGGGAAGCTGGCTGACATTAAAACTCAATATGACGAGGGAAAAATCGATGTTGACGAGTACGACACCTTAAAAGAGGCGGTCTATGCCGAGGAGAAGGTTCTGGAAAAGGAGCAGACCACGCTCGAAGTCACGATGAAAGTGTCTGACGGTATGCAGCAAAGCGCAGTACAGACTCAATGGGTGGGGGCACAGGAACATTACTTAGGCATACATCCCGAAGTTGGCAATGACGAGAGAATCCGGAAACTGTTTGCTGAAGAGGTCAACACCATATTGCAGAGTGAAGACGGAGCAACAATGGGGAACTACGATATCCTGAAGAAAGCATATAAGGAGATATCCTATCTGATCCCCCTGCGAAACAAGGGAGAAACGCCGGAAGCTCAGAAGATTCGGCTTGTTGCAGCAGCCAAAAAGATAGCAGCAGATAAGGCAAAGGGGAAGGCGCCCCTCACATTGAAGGATGTTGGAGCCGCTGAGGAGAATATCTCTTCTGCTGGAAAGTTTGCCTACCTTGATAAACTGGAAGGTGCGGCCCTGGAAGAAGCAATGGGTAAGATGTCCGAAGCAGATATGGCAGCATATGCAAAGGAAAAGTAAGGCCATGGCACAAATACAAGAAGTGCCTACAGGGGGAACAAAGGGCATGAAGCTAACAGCGGAAGACCGACGATGGAGAGAAGAGGACGATGTCAGAACCTTAGCAGAAGCTAAGATCATCGAGGATGATCCGAAACGCCTGGCCGCTGCCCGTAAACGAGCGGTGGCAATGGCCAAGGAGCAGGAAGAGAAGGCCGAAGCGACACGCGAGGTCGCAAACTTCCGGAAACCGATGGACAAAAAGAAATAAGGAGGCTGTTTTGGGCGTATTATCAATATCAGATCATGGATGTATCAGAATGGTAAAGGAAGGCCTGGCGCTGATGAACGCAGATGTCCCTATTGATTTCTTCACCCGGAAGATAGCGAGTCCGGAGATGGAAGCACATCTGTCTTCAGTGACCAAGTTCAACTCAGGGGAGACCTTCGAAGCAAAGCTCCGCAATCTGGATATGAATTTGATGCATGTCCACAATGAACCGGACTGGATAGTACACCGGGCCAAGTCGATAAGGCCGGAGATACCGCTGGTCTATGACTGTCACGACCTGGGCTGTATCCGTACCGGACAATCCACACCGGATGAGGATCTGGCTATGAAGGTAGCTGATGCGTACATCTTCCCGTCACAGGCGTGCATGCAAATCGCAGAGGATTATCACAGGATCCAGGAGGACAAGCCACGGGCAGTTGTGCAGAGCATGTGTCTTGAGTCGATGTTTATTGATGGGGAAATGCCAAGGACCGGAGGTATTGCTTATGAGGGCGGCGTACTTGCGTTCCCAGCTGGTGTTCCTGATCCGGGTCCCTTCGCCTATCTGGACTACCGGCCGCTTGCTGTGAGTCTGACAAAGGCAAGGATACCATTCACGATCTACTCATCGAACAACCGGTATATGTATGAGTACCTGGTGTCGGGTGCCGTTTATATCAGTCGGTTGCCCTACAACCTGATGCTCCGAGAGCTGACCCGGCATGACTGGGGCCTGGTGGGTTGTGTAGAGCCGTGCAGTCAATATGACGCCACTATCCCGAATAAGCTGTTCGAATACATGGCTGCCGGTATTCCTATCATCGTTCTCAACGCTGATGAATGTGCCGAGTTTGTGATGCAGACTGGCATTGGGGTTGTAGTGAACTCGATGGATGACATCCCGGAGATATACGGGGACAATGAGAAGTACCGGAAGAAGGTGTTGGAGGTAAGGGGTGAGTTTACCATGGAGAGCCAGATACCGACGATCAAGGCGCTTTACAGGGAGGTTATGGGTAGATGATCTATACCTTCGGAGATAGCCACGCGGTTGTAGGATGGGGAGAGATCCCCGGTGTTGTGCCGGGCTGGCTGGGACCACTGACCTTATACGCTTTCGGGAACGATGCCTATGATGTCCTGGCGTTTAAGCAGATCGACCTCAAGGATGGTGACGCTGTTATTTATTGCCTGGGGAAAATTGATTGTCGCTGCCAGATATCTAAATTCGACGAGGATGATTCATACCGGCAGATGATTCAAGGGCTGGTTAAAAGCTATGCAAGGACAGTGAACCGGATGATCGAGCAGCATTACGCTGCGTTAGGTGTAACGACCTGTATTTGCATGGTAACACCGCCAAGCCACGAGACGCAGGAAGACCTCGAGTATCCATACATGGGGAGCGACGAGACCCGGAAGAAATATCACGAATGTATGAACCACGAGATCAAAGAAATGTGCAAGCTGGAAGGGTTTACATGCTTCGATGTCTATAAAGACTATTCGGACAAAGAGGGGTTCTTGTCGTTAGAGTATAGCAAGGACGTGCATATTGTAGACCCGAGGTTCATCATAGAGAAGATCGCAGAATTGGGGTTGCAGGGATGAATAAAAGAATACTCATACATCAGCCCGGGCAGTTCGGAGATATCGTTATCTGCCTGCCGATAGCATACTGGTATTTCAGGCAGGGCAGTACGGTTGATTGGCTATGTCCCAGGAAGTTCCACGGACTGTTTAGAAACATCGACTATTGTACCCCGGTTGAGAGCCATCAAGGCGTATATGACCAGGTCATCGACCTCAGCTTTGGAATTATCAGGGGCACCAGTGTTGACGAATGGTGGACGGAGACTCGCTCCCGGTGGCAGAGCTTTATTAACGCCAAATACTATCTGGCTGGTATCCCAGTGTATGAAAGATGGCAGATCAGGTGGGAGCGAAACGAGAAACGAGAGGACGCGCTCTATAAAATGATCGTAGCCAAACATGGCGCCGATTATATCCTGTGTCATGAGCAGTCTGGTACGAGGGTCAACATTCCTATAAATCCAGAGACCTCCAATATGCCGAACTTGCCCAGGGTAATCTTTGAGCCCATCGAGGATTATAACGTATTCGATTGGTATAAGGTTGTTTTGGAGGCCTTTGAGGTCCGATGTATAGACAGCGCGTTGTGCAATTTTGTCGAGGTTATCCCGCAATGCGCCGGGAAGCGTAAACACTATTACGACAAGTCTCGGGATCGAGGTTGGAATAAGACCATCCTGGCCAACAACTGGAATATATGGAGGTCGAGAGC